GAACGTCGTCATTCAGGGGTCGTTAAACGTCACCACGGATATTTCGTTCGGTGGGAAGATTGAATTGGGGAGCGCCATCGGTGTGGGCATCGCCACGCCCCTCACCGCACTCCACGTCGTCGGTGGATCCATCACGGAAGGGGATAACGTGGCGTGCAAACGGTACTCCACTAAATTCACGCTCGGGTCGGGTGTGGCGAAGGATGTCATTCTGAACTTTGGGAACGGCAGTTTCTACGCCAAGATCAAGTGCATGCTGAGAGAAGTGAGTTCGGCGAACAGGGATTACATCAACACCATGATTCTGGAGGTGACTGGTGGGAACGGGCTAGGGAATCAATCGTCCATCCCCATCGCGGTCGGGACGAAGAACATATTCGGTGGAACGGCGAATCCTTACCCGTGGAGCTCCACCATCACGACCACCGCGACTAAGGTTCGATTCGCGCCTTCGAACATTCTGTCGACGAGGCAGTACTCGTACGACATTCACGTGGAGTTGTACTCGAGCGTGTCCAGTGGAAAACTCGCGAGCGTCCAATATGACAATTCTAATCCTAAAACGTTACAAAGCTATACGTACTAGGGCGACATCGTGAATCGAGACGATCGATTCAGGGTGAAGCTTTTTTTATTTGACTTGATCGGTCAGCATGAGAGCGATGCTGGCGACGATGAAAAAGAGTACCGCGAAATTACATTCGCTCTCCTCTCGTCCGACACTCACGCGAGGCGGTTGCTTCGGCTTCGGTTGAGCTCGGACGATCGGACCTCGCCTGACGTCAGGCGCGTCTTCCTCGTCGAGTGGACAGAAGGCTACCATATAATACTAGCCTCAGAGATTAATTTCATTCTTCTTCTTCCTTCCCCCTCTTCTCTTCGGTGCGGTTTTCGGAAGTTCGACCTCCTTGACGTCCCCGTCCTCGTCGCCGAACTCCCCTTCGGAGACGATGTCCGAAATCTCATCCTCCTCTGGTTCGGGTCTGGGATCGACCGTGGTGGACATCGGCGGCGGTGGAGGCATCGCGATGCCTCCCATGAGAGACGACAGGTCGAGTCCGGGAATGCCCATCTGCGGTCCCTTCATCTCATACCCAGTGCCCCCCTGCGGCGGCGCACCACCCGCCGCTTGAGTTTTTTGCACCGCGGAGAACATCTGTCCCATCAGTTCCGGATTTTGTTTGAGAACATCCGTCATGTTCGGCAACGCCTTGAACATGGAGTTCGACAAGTGGAACGCAAATCCAGACCCTGCGAGCATCATGATCAATTTCACCTCGGGCGCCATTTGCATTGAATTTTTGTACTTCACCGCGAGCTCTTCCAACACCGGATCGTAATCGTCGAGAGATTCCATAATCGTCTCTGACCATCCCGTCAATTCGAGCGAGAGTGGGTCGTACTTCTTGTTCAACCACTCCAGCCCCGTCACGCACGCGACGAGCGCTCGTCGACTGAACTTCACGGACTGTTCGATCTCGAGTCCGTACGTCACGCGCTTGTATTCCGTTCGCAAATCTTCAATCGAACTGTACACGTTCAGTCTCTTATTCACGATCACCCCCTTCTTTTGACCGAGACGCTGCAGCTTGGACAGAAGGTCACACTTTTCGTCATCGATGGACGAAAATCCACTCGAAGGCTGTTGCGACGCCTGCGGGTTGCGTCGAACGGGGACGTCTTCGTCGTATTCATCGTCATCTGAATAGTTCGCGTACTCGTCCCCCATGTCTTCCTCGACCGCCGGCGGTTGGACCTGCGCGGCTTGTTTCGTGGGATTCATGAAGGCATCCAATTCGATGTCGTCGTCGTCGTCGTCGTCGTTCATGTATTTCTGACGCGGAGCTTGTTTTTTGGGCATGCGATTCGGACGAGATCGAGTGATTTCGATTTCATCCATCAGGCGCTGTTCGTCGGCACTTAAGTTCATAACCGAAGGATTGTCACCTCGATCGATGACGAATTCTTCACCCATGATCTAGTACTCTCGTTGAAACTATACTGAGCGCTTTAACGCACTTTAGAAAAAATATATTTCATGATAGTACAAATGATCAAGCTCAACACTACCAACCGCAGGGCGCTCACGTGGATTGCCGTCCTGATCATCGCGATCCTCGTTTTAGGCACGGTCTCCAGTGGGTACGTCGGCGCACCCATCGTCATCAAGCAAGACCTCGAGGGCACCTTCTGGGACCTCAAGCAAGACGTCGAATGCACGCCGGGGCACAAGAAGGGTGCCGCGTACAGCCGAGGCGGCGTCCCGGGCGGTTTGTGTGGTGACCAAGAGTGGGTCCGCAAATCCGCGACGTATGAAATCTTGGACTAAATTATCTCACTCTATAGTAACATGGCTCTCGTGACCGCTCCCCAGTCCTCGACTCCGGATCTTCAATATGAATATCACACCATCACTTTGGACAGCGTCGGACAATCCAGCGCGAACACGTTCACGTGTTTTCTTCAGACCCCGTTGAGAAACGTGGTTCAAGCCAGACTCGTCGCCGCACACATTCACTCCAACGCATCGGTCGAACACTGTTACGTGTCCATCAAAGAACTCGACACGTTCTTCAACGACCGAGCTTTCAAATCACTGGATGAGCAAGCATCGATGTCCAAGGTGAGACACGCATTCGCGAGCATCGTCTCCGAATCCGCCACGCACGGCGCGGCGAACCAACTCATTCTCTTCAGAGATAACTACCCGATCGTGAACCAATACATCGACCCAATCAGAACGATCGACCGATTCCAAGTGACCATCATGGACGAAGACGGGAACACGATCAAAAACTCCTCGGACACCGGCGACAACTTTCTCGTCGTACGCTTCGTTTGCATGAAAAGAAATTTGTGAGCTACTTGTAAATGTCATCGGGTGTCACCATTTTGACGGCGGTGGGTCAGCAGGACAAGTGGATCCACTCCGAAGGTACCGAAGGCGTGTCGTTTTTTAATCAGGTCTGGAGAAAACATTCAAACTTTTCACAGTCGATTGAAAAAAATTACATTCAAGGCGCGATCAGAAACGGCGGTCTGTCCAAGATTCAAATCGAAAAATCTGGCGATCTTTTGGGGTACACGTACTTTTCGATCGACAACGGCACCCAAGCCCTTGATTCGAGCGATTGGACGACCCTGATCGAGTACGTCGAGTTACGAATCGGTGGAGAAGTCATCGATCGACAGTACAGCGAGTGGTCGGAAACCGTGGCGGTGGACATGCTCGCCGGGAACTCGTCTCGATCGGCACTCGGTCCACACCCGGGCGCCTCGTCGAGCTCGTACTTTTTTCCTTTGCGCTTCTTCTTCTGCGAGACGCCCGCTCTGGCTCTTCCGTTGGCGGGCATTCAGCTCCAAGACGTCGAGATATACATCAAGTGGGGCACCGACGCCGAGGGCAAGCAGTTCGAGTGCTACTCGCAGTTCTATTACGTCGACGCCGACGAACGCGCGGCGCTCGCGAACACGCGACACATGTTGATCTACCAGGTCCAAAAAAGCATTCCCTCGCGCGAACTCATTCACGATCTCACGTTCAACCACCCGATCAAATTCATCGCGAGTTCGAACACGAGCGCGACGAGTCCACTGAAAAAAATTAACAATCGTATCAAAATTCAAATCAATGGAAACGACGTGACCCCGTTTCGATGGGGCAAACCGCACTTTTGCGAAGTCAGTCACTATTTTCACACGAGTTTCGTGACGTCTCCGGACATCTTCATGTATCCGTTTTGTGTCACGACGAACTTGTTCCAACCCACTGGATCACTCAACGCGAGTCGGGTGTCGAGTCTCAGAATCGTGTCGGAGTCGCTCCCACTCACGGACACCATCTGGGCACTCAATCTCAACGTGCTCACTATCAACCGAGGATGTGCGGGTCTACGCTTCGCCAATTAGTAACTTAGTTCTATCTCAGTTCCGTCCCGTCATCGCGCAACGGAATTAAAATAGGGCTTTACATTAGACGTCAAATGGTGAAGAATTTACCGAGCGTCGAGCGATCTCAGAAGATTCGCCTCGGCAAGTTCACACCAGATGTACAGGCAACGGACACCATCGTGATCAACGCCACGTCAGACGACATCACCACCGCGAACTCCGGGTTGTACGTCGCACCCATCCGCTTGGATCCCACCGCAGGTCAGGGGGGAAGCGCAGTTGGAATCGGGTACAATCCAACGACGAAAGAGATCGTTCAAGCGTCGTTTCCCGTGAATCAAACGCAAGGATTACAAGAAGTCACGTCCAACGGGGCGGTGACGACGTTGGGCGTGGAAGTTTCGAATACGCTCACGGCGACGCGGGTGCAAGTAGGGTTCGGTGCCACCGCGGACGACGTCAACGTGTTCGTCGTGAGGGGTGGGGTGTTGATCGAAGGCAACTTGGTGGCGACCGGGGACACGACGTTCGTGCGAAGCAACAACGTGAGCATCACGGATCCACTCCTCGAACTGGGTGGGAACAACAACTCAGAAGCGTACGTGTACGACGTCGGGATCATCATGAACCGTCCGGGTGAGAACGTGGGATTCGCATACCTAGAAAACCGCGATGAACTCACGATCGCCCTGACGTCGAACACGGCGACGGACAGATTCGTCGTGCCGTCGTCCAATCTGTTGACCATGAACGTGGTCGGGGACGTCTACGCGAACGCGTATTTCGGCGAAGGGTCGACGCTGACCAACGTCGCACACCTCGACGATTTCCTGTCCAACGTCACGCGCATCGGCGATCTCGAGACCGAACTCACGTCGAACGCGTCACGAGTGACGTATCTGGAGAACGTGCACGCGAGCAACGCCCAACGGCTTTCGACACTCGAACAGTATCACGACGACAACGTCATCCGACTCAATCTGTTGTACAACCTCCAAGCGTCCAACGCCGCGTTCTTGAACACGCTCGCGTCCTATCACAGTAGTAACGTGACTCGGATTTCAAATCTCGAAACATGGCTCGACGACAACAGCGTTCGGATCACGAATTTATCGAGCAATCTCGCGGACAACAGCGCCAGGATTTCATTGCTCAACACATGGCTCCAAGACAACTCGTTCAGGATCACCACGAACAGTGACAATTTGTCGAGTAACCACTACCGACTGACAAACGTCGAATCCAATCTCATCGCGAACTCGAACAGAATCACAAACCTGAGCCTCGACGTCTACGCCATCGACGGTCGCGTCACGGTGTTGGAAAGCGAGACGAGCAACCTTCGAGCCGATCTCACGTCGAATGTCACCATACTCAACGCCACGATCGACGAACTCGACAGCAATGCGTCTCGAGTGACGTCGCTCGAACTCCTCAAAGCGCCCATAGACAATCCAGTGTTCACGGGCATCATCACGGGCGATGGCGCTGGGATTTCAAACGTCGATTTGCAACACGTCACGAGCGATGGAAACGCGACCACGAACACCGTGCGGTTCACATCCCCGACCGTCGCGTTCGTGACCGATTCCACCGTCGGGATCGCGAACGATGACCCAGATACGAACTACACCCTCCACGCGTCCGGTGATATCAAAGTCGACTCGAACGTGGAGGCGACGACGTTCATCGCCCCGGGCACGCACATCAACCTCGACGGAACTAATAAATTCACCGGGAACACGTCTGTGTACGGGAACCTGAACGTGTTCGGAAACGTGACATACCTAGACACCGAAAACGTCTACGTCAAGGATCCCATCTTGGGCATAGGCAATCCGGGCTCACAGGACACCGGTGTCATCGCCATGTGTGGTGGTCCGGGTGCCAACGTCGCGTTCGGGTACAACACCACCGACGGCGAATTCATCATCGCGTACACAAACGACGGTCCGCACGGTGTCACGCTCACCCCCGATCCGTCAAGGGAGTTGAACGTGCACGTGTACGGGACGATATTCACATCGAACGGATTCGGGGTCGCCAACACCAATCCCGTGAGTGACACGTACGCCATCTCGGTCGGACAAAACGTATTCGTCACGCACAGTGGAGACGTGGTCGCCATCCGATCTCTCGCGGACACCGGGATATTCACATCCAACGTCACGACACCCAAGATTGAATCCACGGGCACGAACCTGGAAATCACCGCACCGAACACCGTTTTCATGGGAAATCTTGACGTCCGAGGAGCGACCACGATGGTGAGCACGACCGACTTAATCGTCAACGACACCGTCATCGATCTCGCAAACAACAACACCTTGACGTCGGTCGATCTGGGGATTCGCATGAAACGTCCGGGTGCGAACGTCATCATGGCGTACCAAGCGACGAGCGAGGAGTTGGCGTTCGCCCACTCCGTGACGGGCGTCACCCCGGACACGACGAGAACCATGAATGTCCACGTGTATGGGAACCTTGACGTCGATCACGGCATCAACGTCGGGTCGAATGTCATCATGAACGATCTCGCATCCAACGTCATCGACGTCGACGGATCGATCGCGGCGTCCATCTATTACGGTGACGGTGGGTTGTTATCGAACATCACCCAAACCCTCCAAGGGATTTCTGAGATCGGGGCGAATACCGATCAGACCATCTATTTCACCAACGTCACCACGGGCGTGAACGTGACCACGTCGAACATCGAGGTCGGTGGGTACTATTTCGGAGATGGACAATTCATGTCCAACGTCGCGAATTTGGTCATCCTTCAATCCAACGTGAGCATCGTCGAATCGGATCTTCGAAGTGATTTACAATCGAACGTCACCATCCTGAACCAAAACATCGCGAGCAACGTTTCGGATGTGCGAAGCGACCTGCAGTCCAACGTGACCATTCTCCGAACGGATCTTCAGAGTAACGTGGGCATTCTGAACCAAAACATCGCGAGCAACGTGTCGGACGTGCGAAGCGATCTCCAGAGTAACGTCACCATACTCAATCAAAACATCGCGAGTAACGTGTCGGACGTTCGGTCGGATCTGCAGTCGAACGTCGCCATCCTTCGAACCGATCTCCAGAGTAACGTGAGCATTCTGAACCAGAACATCGCCAGTAATGTGAGTGATTTAAGGACGGATGTACAGTCCAACGTCACCATCCTGAATCAAAACATCGCGAGCAACGTCTCCGACGTGCGAAGTGACTTACAATCCAACGTCACCATCCTGAACCAGAACATCGCGAGCAACGTCTCCGACGTGCGAAGCGATCTCCAGAGTAACGTCACCATCCTGAATCAAAACATCGCGAGCAACGTCTCCGACGTGCGAAGTGATCTCCAGAGTAACGTCACCATTCTTCGAACGGATCTCCAGAGTAACGTCACCATCTTGAACCAGAACATCGCCAGTAATGTGAGCGATTTAAGGACGGATGTGCAGTCCAACGTCACCATCTTGAATCAAAACATTGCCAGTAACGTGTCGGACGTGCGAAGCGACCTGCAGTCCAACGTCACCATCTTGAACCAAAACATCGCGAGTAACGTGTCGGACGTGCGAAGCGATCTGCAGTCCAACGTCTCCATTCTTCGAACGGATCTCCAGAGTAACGTGAGCATTCTCAATCAAAACATCGCGAGTAACGTCTCCGACGTGCGAAGCGACTTACAGTCCAACGTCACCATCCTGAACCAGAACATCGCGAGCAACGTCTCCGACCTTCGAAGCGACCTACAGTCCAACGTGACCATTCTCCGAACGGATCTCCAGAGTAACGTGACCATTCTGAACCAGAACATCGCCAGTAACGTGTCGGACGTGCGAAGCGACCTGCAATCCAATGTGACGATCTTGAACCAGAACATCGCGAGTAATGTGTCGGACGTGCGAAGCGATCTCCAGAGTAACGTCACCATCCTGAATCAAAACATCGCGAGTAACGTGTCCGACCTTCGAAGCGACTTACAGTCCAACGTGTCCATCCTTCGAACGGATCTCCAGAGCAACGTGAGCATTCTCAATCAAAACATCGCGAGTAACGTGTCGGACCTTCGAAGCGATCTACAGTCCAACGTCACCATCTTGAACCAAAACATCGCGAGCAACGTCTCCGACCTTCGAAGCGACCTACAGTCCAACGTGACCATCCTGAATCAAAACATCGCGAGCAACGTCGCCGATATCCGCGTGGACATCGCGTCCAACGTGTCCATCATCAACTCCAACGTCGATCTGAAAGCGGACATTCTCGATCCGACGTTCTCGAGTAACATCACCGTGAGCAATAATCTCATCATGAGCGATCTGACCTCGACTCGCGTGGTGTTCGTCGGCGCAGACAAACAACTCACGGACGCCGCGGCGCTGACCTTCGAGTCGAGCACGCTCACGGTGGACGGTGACGTGTCCGTGTCTGGTAATCTCACGGTCGAGGGTGCGGTCGTGCAGTTGAGCACGGTCAACACGATCGTCAACGACGCCCTCATTGAGATTGGGAACAACAACACGTCGGACACCTTGGATTTGGGGTGGATCATGAGCCGACCGAGCACCAGCGTCGCCGTCGGGTATCGGGGGGATGAATCCGAGTTGATGCTCGGTCACACGTTATCCGACCCTTCGTCCACGGATCTGGTCCCGGATGCGTCGAATGCGTTGACCGTGCACGTGTACGGAACACTCGAAGTGGACACCTCGATAGATGTCGGGGCGAACATCGCCATCTCCGACATCGCGTCCAACGTGATCGACGTCACCGGATCGGTCGCGGCATCGATGTTCCTGGGGGATGGACAATACCTGACAAACGTCGCAAACCTCGCGATCTTACAGTCGAATGTGAGCATTCTGAACCAAAACATCGCGTCAAACGTGTCCGACCTTCGAACCGATCTCCAGTCGAACGTCACCATCTTGAACCAAAACATCGCGAGCAACGTGTCTGACCTTCGAACCGACCTTCAGAGTAACGTCACCATCTTGAACCAAAACATCGCGAGCAACGTGTCTGACCTCCGAACCGATCTCCAGAGTAACGTGTCCATCTTGAACCAAAACATCGCGAGCAACGTGTCTGACCTTCGAACCGATCTCCAGTCGAACGTGACCATCTTGAACCAAAACATCGCGTCGAACGTGTCCGACCTTCGAACGGATCTCCAGTCGAACGTGTCCATTTTGAACCAAAATATCGCGAGCAACGTCTCCGACCTTCGAACCGATCTCCAGAGTAACGTCACCATCTTGAACCAAAACATCGCGAGCAACGTGTCCGACCTTCGAACGGATCTCCAGTCGAACGTGACCATTCTGAATCAAAACATCGCGAGCAACGTGTCCGACCTTCGAACGGATCTCCAGAGTAACGTATTGATCTTGAACCAAAACATAACCAGTAATGTCTCCGACCTTCGAGCGGACATCGCATCCAACGTCGCCTTCATCAACTCCAACGTCGACCTGAAGGCGAACATACTCGACCCGACGTTCTCGAGCAACGTCACGGTGAGCAACAACCTCGTCGTGTCCGATCTCACCGCCACTCGCGTGGTGTTCGTCGGCGCCGACAAACAACTCACGGATAGCTCGACGCTCATTTTCAACTCCGACACGCTCACGGTGGACGGGAACGTCGTCGTCGACGCGATCTCCATCGGACGACCGAGTGTCACGGGCTCCAACGTCTTGGACGTCAACGGGTCGGCGAACGCGCTCGTGTATTACGGGGACGGCGGTCTCTTGAGCAACATACGAACCGATTTCGAATCGGTCATCATCGAAGGCAACACCACGTCGAACGTCGTCGAATTCATGAACGCCACGACCGCGTTCATCACCGATCTCACCTCGAACGTGGTCATGAACATCAATCAACTGAATAACGTCACCATCACGACCGCCGAGCTCGTCGATCAGCAACAGCTGAGATATGACGCCGGGAACGGTCAGTGGGTGAACGAAAATTCGGATAACATGTTCATCAAGGTGTACAACGGCACGGGCAGTGAAATCGACAAGGGAAAGGTGTTGTACTTTTTCGACTCGCACAACACCAACGTGGCGAACGTCGCGCTCGCGAAAGCGGATTCGAGTGCGACGATGCCCGCGATAGGCATCGCGCGCGACGCGATCGCCTCGGGTACCGAAGGGTATGCGATCACGTATGGGAAAGTGAACGGATTGAACACGTTTGGATTCCAAGAGGGTGGGACCGTCTTCGTGTCCAACGTCGTCGCAGGTGGACTCTCGAACGTGAAACCGTACAGCACGATCGGTGTCGATCAAATTCAAAACGTTGGCATCTGTGTCAGAGCACATGGCAGTAACGGCGTCGTGTTCGTGACGGGCATCGGTCGTTCGAACGACATACCCAACGCGAACGTCGTGACGTCGAACGGTCAGTTGACTCACGTGTACGTGAACCAAACTGACAACGACATGAAAAAAATCGCCCCGACCAACCTCCTCACGAAATTACAGACCCTGACGCAAGTGGTCGACACAGGAAACGTCACGAGTAATGTCGTGCAATTCACGAACGCCACCACGGGTCTCGTGGCGACGTCGAACGTTCAAGCCGGTGCCTTTTACGGCGAAGGGTCGACGCTCAGTTTCACCTCCAACGTTTTCATCGAAGAAGGTTTAGTCGTGAACAAAAATTCAGTCGCCAGCAAACAATACGCGCACACGGGAAGCATGACGTTCTCCAACGTCGGCGTCACCTTCAGCACGAACGTCTTCAGTGCAAAAATCACCGCGCATCTGATACACGACGACGACGAGGTGAGCACCTTACAGATCGACTGTTGTGGTGGGTCGAAGAACGGCACCTCCGCGCACAATATCATCGCCGGGAAGGTGAACAAGTTCGGCGTGGCGACCAGCTACCCATGGAATCACGAAGTCGTGACCACGCCCACGCAAATCATCTGGGAACCCGAACAGACCGGACTCACGAATTACGATTACGACATTCACGTCGAACTCCTGTCCAGTCACCCTTCCGCGGGGGTGACTGAAATTACCGAGGCGGGAAGTGCGGTCAAATATTTCTCCTACTAGTATAGAACATGACGACGAATATCCAGTCATTCGCCGGTGACGTGGAGATTCCAGGAAATCTCCAGGTCAAGCGTTTGACCATCGAGGACGGTATCACCGCATTCGGGGCGAACAATACCGGACTGTCGAACGTCGGTTTGTTGTTGTCTCGTCAGGCAAACACCCCGAACGTGGCTGTGTATTACGATGAGACGACGAGCGAGCTGCGCATCGGGCACACGTTCAAGGGTGGGAACGACACGGTCATGGAAATCGATTCCGCCAACAACGTCACCATGAACGTCTTCGGAGATGTCGAATGTAACTTCATCCGCGCCGATGGAGGTTTGTTGTCGAACATCGTCTCCGATCTCCAATCCGTGACCACGTACGGCTCATCCACCGATCGCACCGTGACGCTCTCGAACGTCACCACGGGTCTCATCGTCGACTCCAACGTCGTCGTCGCCGGAAACATCACCGCCACGTCCTTCATCGGCGATGGTTCGCAATTGGATGGCATCGCCGCGAACTTTGAAGAAATCATCATCAACGGAAACGTCACGAGCAACACGGTGGAATTCAGGGATTCCGTCACCAGCCTCGTGACGACGGGTGCCGTGGGCATCTTAAACACCGCACCCGTTCACGACTTGTCCGTGGGCGCGAACCTCTACGTCGAAGAGTTGGGGAGTAACGTGTTGACCGTGGAAGGCAACGTCTCGGCACACAAAATGACCCTCGGGTCGATCGAAATCACCCCCGCGTACTCGCTGCAACAGGTGACCGGCGTCGGGAACTCCACCTCGCTCACCGTGCAATTCGCGAACACGTCCACCGCGTTCGTCACGACCGGCATGGCGGGCGTCGGCATCGCGCCACTGTCCTCCGACGTCGGCGTGTCCGGTTTGCACGTGGACGGACACATTCGTTTGGGTGGCGCCGCGGGCACGGACGAAAACCAAGATCTCTACGTGAAGAGCGCGGCACAACTTACATTCTTAGCGAACGATAGCGATCTTGACAATGCCTACGTCGGCGCTGCCGTGAGAGCGGGCGTGTCGAACGCATCGTTCATCAACGTTCTGGGCTCGGCGACCGACGCGAATTCACAACTCATAGCACTCGGGGTCAAAAATAGCGAAAAAATGCGCATAAGACACGATGGTAACGTCGGCATTGGGACGGTGAATCCGGGAACAAAATTACACGTGTACGAAGCGACCGACTCTCCCCCCGTGTTCCGATTAGAAGCGGCTGTGGCTTCTAGATCA